ACATCATAAGGATATTCTGGTGGTAAATATTGTGCAAACACATCTGCTAATAATTTAAATTCTTGTTTCATTGCAGCGTACATTCTTTTGTGGATTGCTGACATCACTCTTGAGCCACGTTCTAATAGAGCAATTGTCGTTCCAACAGCTGCTTGTTGGTTACCGTCACCGACCTGCATATCAGCAATTGCGGCAAATCTTTGACCTGCTTGAACCACAACACCCATTAATTGTAATAGTGTTGCTGATGGTTCTTTAAATGGTAAAGGCATAAACGCGTCTCTGATGTTACCACCAGGAGCATCTACATCTCTAAACTCACCAGGTTTAATAGACTCTGCTTCATCTCTGAGTCTAATTCCTCTTTGTTTAAATCCTGCAGGCATGTTTGAAAAACTTCCTGCATCTATTAAAGATCTTAATGTTGCTGTTGCAGTTTTAGATAAACCACCAATCATGTGTATTAAACCAAAGCCATAGAAACCTAGACCAGGTAAAAATTTAAAGTGTACAAAGTAATCTATTTTTTTTCTAAATGTGTCACCCATTTTAAAGTTTCTTCTAATGGATAAAACTTCTTTACTACCTTGATCTAATGTTACGACGTAAGGTAATTTAATTCCTGTTTTCTCTCCAGTCTCTGGATCTAAATCTTCAAAACCTTCTAGATCTAAATCAACATGATATTCTAAAATTGTAAAATCATTTTCTTCTTTTGATTTTCTAACACCTTCTATTTCTAATTCTTTCTTTTCAATTTCTGTATCTTGTGTGTATCCAGGTTGTATTTCTATATCTCTATAAAAACCTGACACTTGTTTTTTTCTTAAATCATTTTCTGAAATTTTTAATCTATGTATTATAGCCTCTGCATCTTCTAATGATGTGGCTGTATATGGAACTATCAAATCGTCTGACGGCACGAATTTAGATACGGCTCTGTCAAGAAGTTCATCGTAATAAACTTTCTTGAAAGCAGAGCCGCTGAGAGGGAGATAAAAAAGCATCTGATCGAACTCGGGTTCATACTCTTTCATCTTGTTCATGAGTTGATAGTTCATGAAATTTTTTACTCTAGCTGCTTGGTCTTCTTTTACTCTGTCTATGACACCCATGATCTGAGTGTGCACTGGACCTTTTGCTGGTAGTAATTCTTTGTAAGCTTGCGCTTGAAATTGTGTGACTGCTTCTCCTAATACTGGGTGTGTTACACCTGAAGCACCTTGGAAGGGTTGTGTTCTATCTTCGTATTTAAATCCTAAAAGATCTAAACCTTTTATGTATCCATCTTCCCACTCTTTACGAGAAGATTTATAATTCATATAATTGTTGTAAAGGTCTGAACCTAATGTACCTAAAACATCTTCAGGTAATAAATCTGCTAAATTGTCAAAGTGTGAATCTGTATTTGGCTGATTAACTTTGTTTGGTTCAAAATTAATATCTACGGATCCGTCTTCGTTTTCTTGTACATCTACGCCTTCACCACCTTGTGATTCTGCTACTTGTTCTTCTGCTATTGCAACTTCTTCGTCGCTAGGCGTTTTTACTGTGTTCTCTACGACGTTTGGTAGAGCTTTGTCTATTGTTGACATTCTTTTTCTCCGAGTTCTTGATTAGTATAGTCTGTTTAAAAGGAACATTCAACCCTTGTGAGCTTGGTCCTTTCTTTGGTGGTGGGCCACCTCCTGGTATTAATTTAACCATTAATCGTCCAATAATCTTAAACCTTCTATACCTAAAGATAAACCAAGTCCAGCTATTCCACCTCTAGATATTCCTCTTAGTGCAGCTTTACCTAAATTTAATCTAGATAACTTTCTAAGAGTAGGATTTAATCCTCTAGTTATTTTATCTGTTTTGTCTGCAAATATCGGAGCGAGATAATTTATCGGATCAGTTGCGATATCTACGGCTGAATCACCTTCTGCTATTTGACCTGCTAAATCTGCAGCTGCAAATGGAAGAAGTGCTGCTGGAGTTGCAGCTAATCCTAAACCTCTTCCTAAAACTCTAGCACCTGTTCTAGTCAAACCTTTTTTCTCAACACCAAGCGCTCTTGATCTACTTGCTTTAATTGTTGATGGTGCACCCAAAGCTGTTGCTCCTGCAACTGTTGCACCAAGTGCAGGTAATTGATAATCTAATATTGCAGGTCTATCAAACTCTGTTGTTATTGGATCTGTTGCCATTGCAACCAACATACTTTTTTGTTGGTCTTCATTTGATAAATAACTTGTTGGATCATCGTTTCTAAATTCTTTTACAACTTGTGCACCAACCGCTCCTACTGCACCCGCGATACCAAAGGTTCGAAGACCAGGGCTCTTTAAAAAATTAATTGCTATGTTTTTAATTTTTGCAAGTGGTCCACTTTGTGCATCTAAATTTTTTAATTTTTCTGCAGATCCAACAGGATCTTTAGTAATTGCTTCTGCGCAGCTATTTGCTATACCACCTGTTGCTTTACTTAAAATAACACCACATGACTCTGGTGCAGCTTTTACAGCTTTTAATAATTTTATTTGTAATTTAGATGTTAAATCAGATACAACATTCGGATTTACTTTAACAGCATCTTTAAATAGTTTTACTGCCTCTCTTTTTGCAACACCCAAACCTTTACCAGGAGTTATAGTTTCTGCTGCAACCCCTAAACCTTCTTGAGCCGCACCTATTTTTTTTAATTCATAGTCTGCAAGTTGAGGAGATATTTCTCCTCTGTTTAATTTATTCATAATTGTTGCAGCTTGAGTATTTTTTATCTGTGTCAACAACTGAAAATTTTTAGTTGGCTCTTTAGAAATTAATTCTTGGTGTTGTAAAGTTAATTGATTATTTTTAAAAACTTTTATTGAAGCATTTCTATCTGTAGTAAAAAAAGTAAATATCTCATTGTATGTTGGAACTCTTTCATATTTAGAAAAATAACTACCTAATAATTTATCTGGAGATTCATATTTAAATTTTTTTGCAGATTTGAAAAAATCTTGCATTGGTTCGTAATCAGGATGTTGAGTAATTATTTTTCCTGCTAAAGCATTTGTTTTACTTAAATCATAATCAATGTGTGTGTATAACTGATTTTGTCTAATATCGTTTACACCTACAAATTTTTTATTCTTATCAAACACATTTGTATAAGTTCTTTCTTCTACAGGTATGTTTGCTTTTTCCTGTCTCTCCGCAGCAATCTTCATGTAATTAATTAATCTGTTTGCATCTTTTTCAGGGTAGTAACCTTGTCTTGGTTTATACTTTACATCTTTTCGTTTTAACCCTTTCATTCGTAATGAAAGTTTTTGTTTCTGTCCCGATGTTAAATTTATAAATTCTTCTTGTGTATAAGGTAGTCCTGTCCTTGGATTGATTGGTTTTTTCTTTTCTAATAGATTAACAGTCTTAGGATTAATTTTTGTTCGACCAACTTTTTGATAACCCAACCCTTTATCGTATCTATATGCTTGTTTAATTCTTTTTTTAGCCGCGTCATCTGTTTCTTCCCATTTATTAAAACCCTCGGCTTTAATATATTTTGAATACTTTTTATTTATTTCTTTTGAACTAAGTCCTCTTCCAGTTTCTAGTTTTCTTTCTTCAATAGCTTCTAAAGCTTCTTCTTTTGTATCAAAGATACCGTTTCTACCATTGTTAGATGTTAACGTTCTAGAAAATAAATCATCTCCCGTAGATACGTAATTTTTAGCAAATAAATCTCTTACAATATATTTTCCTTTAAAATCTTTTCGAGTGCTTAAAAACGGAGCTTGTGCCATTACACCTCCAGTATTTCTGCTAGGCCGCCGCCTTTGAAACCAATAGGGTCAATGCCTAACATCTGTTGTATCTCTCTTATACCATCTGGAAAGTCATCAGGATTTTTTAGAACCTGGTTTAGTCTTTGCATGTATAAAGTTTTTTCTTTACCAACAAGACTCTTATCCATAGCCACGTCTCTAAATAATCTTGAAATATCTTCTGCTTCTAAACCATACTTACGTATGTCTCCGTAACCCATTTGTTTTCCGCCACTAGCTGTTGCTGCAGCTTTCTTTGCAAGCCCTAAAGCTTTGCCAACTAACTTACCTCTAAAGAATGGTACACGACCACCATCTGCAAA